TGACATCTAACCAGTCTCATTATAGTTTGTATAGCTTCCTCTTGTATAAACAGGGTCGTTGAGCCACTATCGTCACCATACTCCTTATCATGCGCTATACATTTTTCAACAAACGACTGAACCGTATAGGGATGCATCGGGTCGTAATTAAAAGATTCTTCATCTTCTCTTTTTATACCCTTGGTAATATCGTGCAGTAAACAGGCGGCTATTACTATATCAGACTCTTCATCAGACAATACATAAGACCCACATAGAATAGAGGCTGTTCGAACAACTCTCTTTGTATGCAGCATATTTCCACCAAGTCCATGCTCGTCTGGGGGGTGATACTTTCCGGAGAAACTTGATGGAACCTCCCAAAAGCTACTGGCCTTAATCAGTACTGATCTAATGAAGTTTCTTATATCATCATTTTTTATAAGATTAATTTCCTGAATCAGGGGTGCAAGAAATTCATCTTCTTGCTCTATCGAATTCTTTTTATTTGAACCTATTATTTCATCTAAAAAATTTTTACTCATTTCCATCCATTCCATTTCGAACACGGTTCTTCAAAGGGACACTTCTTGCAATAAGGGTTTAAATTTCTTCTTGGAACAAAAACATCTTTACCCTTTATTGTATCACACCAATACTCCAACGCTTCCCTATCTTCATGAGAAACACTATATTCATTAAAGTTAATGTTATCCGACATCAAATCAATATAGCCAAACTTGGAACTAGACAATCTATCTGAATGTCTAGTCCTATATCCTTCATACATTGAAGAAAAGTCAACCTGATACATATGACTATTTGAATTTTTATAACTAAATATAAACTTAACTACATAAGTATAGCCATCCAAATAATAAATTAAATCAAACTTATCTTCTATTCTTATGTCCCGATTTATTCTTGCTATATAGTCATCAGATATTGCTATTGGTATAATATCTGTTTCAGAATAAGTTTCGTAAAACCTTAACAGTAAGGATGCGGCTTTTGTCGTTAGGCTAGCAACATTTCCGTACAAAGTTTCATGCTGATCGTTTATTATATCATATGCGTCTGTGCCTTTTGGAAACCATAATTTTTCCCACCTATTAATTATAGATGAATATGATGGCGTTGCACCAGCCTGCTTCTTGTACCAAAAGTACTGTAAGATGTTTTTTATTGTTGTTTCAAACCTAACCGTATATATGTCTCTAGAGTATACCTTTTCCGGCAAATCCTCCAGATGCCTATAACTGTATAATCTTTCGCATATTTGAAAATCTTTTATAGATTCAGTATTCAATACTAGCACTAGTCAAAACCCTCTCCATTTAGTAACTCATTGAAGTCTGACGATTCTAGATATGAATCATCTCCAATAACTTCATAATCCTCATATGTTTTTCTTGAATCTACATATCTAACAAGCGGAGGATCGTAAACAAAAGATGACCCAGTTATTCTGTTTTTTGGAATTTGCAACTGCATAACCGAATCATCTTCTGTTTCGTCATCTGTAGCCAAACGTTTTTCGGTAATGAATATTGTTACAGCGCACTTCTGCTGAATAGCCAATGAACCGCCAGTGTCAGATTGCTGAACAACCTCTCTCTTCTCTTTCATTCTGTTGGAGTTTTCTTGAGCGGTTATTATAAGAACGCATCCCATGTCTCTAGCTAGCTTTTCTAGCCTAACCATCATCTCTTCAAATTCGCCCCATCTAGGCTTGCCCTTTCCACTTCCCCTAGTAAACATGGATTGTATAGTATCTATAACAACAACATCAGGGATCATTTCATCATTGCCAACCAAAGTTCTGAGCCATTTTTCAAGATCTTCAAAATAAGGAGTATCAGGGTCATGTCTAACCATAAGTCGATTACCCCATTCATCTAACTTATCTTTGAACTTTTTTACCTTGGCTGCCTTTTGCTGCTCTGTCCACTTGTCTAGTTCTGAGTATACATTTTCACCTATGATTTGAGTCATAAGTATTCTTTCCCAGTGACCTATCGCCTCTTCAAAATTTACATACAGAACTTTATAACCATTGTCCAACCAGTTATTTACCAGGCACTTAGCAAACGTGCTTTTACCCTTACCTGAGGGGGCTATTATTGCATGGACAGCGCCTTTAAAAAAGCCCCCTTCATCAGTATATCCCATGGCTCTATTCAGAGCTTTGAACTGGGTGGGAACAAAGTCTGGTATATCTAATAGCGAATCTATTCTTTGCGCTATGTCTTGGGCCGTAGTTATGTCCTCAAATGGATTCTTTCTAGATGCAGTTTCTATATCCTGTATCGATGATATTAGAGAGGTTATTCTAGATTTATCCTCATCTGTTTTTAGGCCCTTTTTAGAGGTAAGTATTTCTAGCTCTTTTATATTAGCTTCTTGCTTTTTCCTAAGAGCCTTATACTTAACCATCTCCACTACTGATTCTGCGCTTGGAGACTCTAAGCTAGATATATACTCCAGCATAAGGTTAACTCCGCTTGTCCCACCTAGAGCTGAGTATATGTCGGTTTCAGACTCCAGCCAGGACTTGAAGGCAGCTGGCTCTACCACATCAAGATTAGTAGCCCTATGATAGGCAAGTAAAGCTGTATAGAATTCGTGAACACCCTTTTCGCCATGTATTATGCCCACCATTTCGTCTGGTAGATTCTTGTCAAAATAAGATATAGACCCAGGAGTATTTAATGAAAGAGAGAAAATATGATATTCTAAAGGAACATTTTCTAACGTTTCACTTTCTTTTGTCATCAATTTTACTATCCTTCATTTTTCTATAATACTGCTTTCTTCTTTCTGAGTTTACCTTTTTCATTTTCTGGTAATAATCAGAAGAAGTTATGGACTTGTGATCTTTTTTTTCACTTTTTATAGGAGTGCTCCTAATTGCATCCAGCATTCTATCATATACACTCTTTTCCGTTAGTGAATCACAGTATCTAAATACAACCAGTGCAATCCCATTATCTTTACAGTATTGAGCTTTTATCTCATCTCTTTTTTGAGCTTGCTCGAAATCATATTTCGAATCAAAAAATCTGCTCGTATAATAAAAATGTTGCCTACCATGATATTCAGCTGCAAGACTAAATCTTGGACAATAAACATCAAGCTTCATTTTGTTGCCAATATGAAATTCATTAACTATCTCTTCACCAGGGAGAAGTTTTTTCATTATTGAGGTTAAGGCTGTCTGGCCTCTTGACATTTTTTTTCTAGAGTTTTTTAGCCAAGATAAACCAAGACTGTTTATCATTTTATTTACTTCTGATACAGACGTATTTAGCTCTGTAGCGATTGAGGACAAAGACATATTGCTCTCGAACAATAAGTCTGTCAAAAAATCTAAATCATCTGAATCAAACCTATTACCGCTATTGTCTTTTCTCATTTTACTGATTTCTATTTACCTTACCCAATGTCAATGTCTTGCCAAGATCTATAAGAGGAACGTTAAGGTTTTGCCACACTTTTGGCAAAAGCGCCAGTCCCATAACTCCACAATCCAGAAGGCAGTAATCTAGCTCACCATCCAGCTCAGATAATTGTGAATAAACATCATCTACCTTACCGTAATAGTTGTTATAGGGAACATGAATATTATGTACATTGTACCCAAAGAATTTTGACACAGCCTTAGAGTCATGGAATGTCACTATAGCTGTTTTTGAGTACCTTATGAAATGATCGACAAACGAACTAAAAGTTTCTCTATCATTCAAATAGAAATATTCAAATATATTCGAGTAATAATAATTGTGGTCAGCATTCAAGCCTATCTTACGATGTCTGTTTGCACTTACATCGTCCTTTAAAGAATGTGAAACTGCTTTCATTATTCTTTTATCACTAGACTTAAGCGATTGAATAACATTTTTTGCAAAGGATGATGGGAAGGAATTGTCACTATTTTTACTTAGGGCAACAACCGCTGCTTTAGGTATATTAATGTAGCTAAACTTTTGCTTCCTATACATTGATTCAGTTACATCTATTAAGGATTGCTTTGGATCTAGAAATGTCATATTACTTTGCTCCTAAAGATTCCCAGCTCATAAGAACTGGATTGTCATCTATTATTGAATTGATATGATTTATATTGTGGAATTCACCACCATCTAATTCTGAATACCTATTATACTTATCTTGTTTATCCTCATCTCTAATATAGCCCAGGTGCTGCATTACGAGACCAGAATTTATAAAGAAATTTCTTCTCCTAATCCAGTCAGATACATAGGTTGGCTCTGAGCCGCATGCCAGCTTCTTATTTAAAAAGCCACCATCTTTCACGTACCTAAATATTCTAGAGCTATTTGTTGGCGCCCATAGCTTATCAACCCTAAAGTGAGTCTCATTCCACATATGGTAAAACCTAACATTAACTACGTCATACTCAGAAGAATTCAGCACATCTCTGATCTCAGGCCCCTCAATACTGAATAGCTTTTCATCACAATCTATAGCCACTATCCAGTCACCTTCTTTGGCGAAGTTGTTTAGGTTACCCCATGCATAGGCTCTGAGCTTGCCTTCATGCTTATTGAAAAGTGGTTCAGAAGTAGAAAAAACCTCTGCGTATTTAGAAGCTATTTCTGGTGTGTCATCATCAGAGCAATCGTCTGTAAAAATAATCTTATCGACCTGACCAGACAGTCTCTTTAGAACATCTTCTAAATATCTATTAGATTCGTTTCTTCCTATCATTTGTGCTATTAACATTAGCACTCCTTTACGTGAAGAGGGGGAGGCCTACACCTCCCCCTCAGCAAATAATACTATCTATCAGACGGTGAAGTTTTCACGTGCCTGAACAGCTGTAATGCGGTCAACGTCCATATCCTTGTACAGAAGCTCACCTGGGGTCGACTTAATCGTACGACGATTGCTCATAGCAATCTTCTCTGCATCAGCCTTATTGTTGGCCTTAACAACTGCTGTTGTCGTAACGGTGAAGTACTTAAACTTGTTCTCTGACATTTGTATTCCTTTGTTAGTTTGTTGGATAATTACTAGCGATATATTCTATCGCATCTTGCATTGATGGTGCAAGCTTTGTTGCCATATATTGCAGGTAAACTCGATTTATTGCCTGCGGGCCCGCAAAGACTACCACAGGTTGACCATGGATCTTTGCCCAAGCCATTTCGAAATCGGTACCTATATATTGACGATCTTGTATCATATACTCAACGAGAAGTATATCAGCTCTTTTCTGGAGAAACAAATTCTTTTCAGCAATTTCTTCCGGAGTTTCGAAATCGGTACTTACAATAGTGATTGGATCTAATACATCAAATCCTCTAAGATGCAATTCTTTTGTTGCAACTTTTCTCCACTCAGATCCATACTCTTCGACCCCCTCTATAGCACCAGATAGAAAAACTTTTGCTGGCATTAGCTCTCCCTAAACTCTGACCATGTTTTATTACCGCTACCATCATACACTCTAGCTAATCCAATGTCAACTAAATCTGTATTCAAACATCTCTCATATTTTTTGTCGGTAATTGTTCCTAGGACTCTGCCGTACTTTCCCTTTTGTTCTTTCGTGGTCTTAATAATAAAATCTGGTCCCACTTTTTCAAACCACTGCTCAACATACTCTTTTGCAGCTAATCCTAATTTTTTCTCTTCAAGATTTCTAGTTCTACTCTCTGGAGTATTAATTCCAGCGAGGCGGACTCTGCTAAAATAATGGATATCAAACCCAAGGTCAATATAAACATCAATAGTGTCTCCATCTACTACTCTCTTTAATTTTGCCATATAAGTATACATTTTATTTAATCTCTTTCTATTCCTAGAGCGTCACATGCGTCTCTAAAAATCTTTTGACTTACCTTAAATTTCTTATCAGCTTCTCCATGCAGCGGGGAAGATTTATGCCAACTATGACCTATCGAAACTTGACCATTATAGACTATATTGTATCCAAGATGTCTTGCAAAATAAGAGCACCATGTCTCTTCATAATAATGAGGTGTTGGCAAAAATGCCCCTATAGCGCTGGGTACTATAGATAGATACTGCTTATTGCTCGTCATTGCTTCCCATACTTCTCTGCGTATAAAGTATGCTGAGCCAGACACGGTAACACATTCGGTAACATCTCTATACTTCTGGTCTTTAGGATCAAATTCTTTCCACCCCCTCATCACAGGTTTTGTATTGGTACCAACAATTCCTGCGTGCGTAATATATCCATCTTCATCTCTTTGCTTCGGCCCAGAAATATGTACATCACTATTTTTATCAAAAAATGCCTGCATGGATAATACGTCCGATGTTTTCATCCAAACATCAGCATTGAGTATGGCTATTATATCCCCTGAACCCAGTCTGGCTAAATCATTTACTGCTGCTGAATAACCTATATTTTTATTCCTTATGAAATCTGTATAATGATAATTAGATATGTTTCTTAGTGCCCATTCACAGGAATCGTCCGGAGAGTCGTTGTCTGCCAAATAAAGATTCCATACATCAGACTGATAATCAGAATGAAGAGTGTTTAAGAATCTCTGAAGAAGTGGTCTCGTATTGTAATTTACAACACAAAGGTCTATCATATTATACCCAGTATTCTTCTTCCATCTCTACCTCATAGTGATTATCATTGGCTTGATATCTAATCTTATCACCAATCTCACGCCAAGCTTCTGCATCCTGTTCTGTTGGCTGATCTGCAGCTAATATATCACACGTTTCAGCTAGATACAAGAAACTGCTGTATGGCATCACCACAGCCGTGTCTCCTGGCGACATTTTTACAGTGTGCTTTTTCTTCATTTCACTTTTCTTCTTTCTTATCTTCTGTTTTATATAGAGATATATTATTCGTATCTGGCTCAAATGTTACAAAGAAAACATTCTTATCTTCTTCGGTAAGACCTTCTGGAGGTGGACTCTCTATTGCAACTTTTTCCGAAGAACAACCGTATACTTGACTGTGATTATTATAGACAACTAGATAGTTTAACTTAGATGCTGGCATTGTTTATCTCCACTACATTAACATTAGAATTTATCAAAAATTGTTTAACCTTGTGCCAATCCATATAGCTATCATCAGCCATGAAATACACCTCTTCAAGAGTTGAATTAGCTATCAGTTTAGCACAAGAGAAGCAAGGGGGTCCATTTACATATATTCTTTTTGGTCTAGAAGAATAATCGGTATGCAGTAGTGCATTGGCTTCTGCATGTATAGCTATACAATTATCGTACACACTTCCACTTGGAGAATCTTCTAGATACCTAGGGCAGCCTCCGTCGATACAGTGAACAGAGCCTTTTGGCCCACCATTATAACCCATACCAACTACATGGCCATATTCATCAACAACTATGGCAGCATACTGTCTCTTGCCGCATGTTGAAAATATACTTGCTGCCTGATTACACAGTTGCATGTACTGAATGTGCTTTCTCATATTAATAAGACCAACGCACCAGTTGCGGCAGTAACGATAGACATTGTCACAGCTATAAGTTTGGTTCGCCTATCTTCTGATGTTTGATTCAAAATTTGCATTGATACACACCAATTAATCAAAGCTGCAAAAAGTAGTGCTTTTAATATGATCATGATCTTCCGGTTAATAAAGGTATGCTAATTGGGAACTTTTCTTTAGCGAAGCTAAAAACTGCTTCAGCATAGTCTTGTATTTCTTTTTGAGCATCTTCCTCTAGTCTCTGATTAAGGAATAATGCAACCGACTGAAGACTGCAAGACCATCTATAAATCA